TTGTATAACTTCTAGTTCTTTATTTACTTTCATAAGGTCATCCATTAATCTACCTATCTGACCTTTTACCATTCCCCATGTTGCCGCTAAACCGCACAACACAGTGCCTATGGTCATTAATTCTCTAGCACCTAATTCCATTATTTTCTAATCCAGTTAATATAAAATACTACTCCTATTATACCAACTGTTACAAGTAGCACTCCTACTCCTGTTTCCAGTATTTTGTATAAACGCTGAGTTGTTTCGGCTTTTTTTAGCTTCTGCTTTTTTACTTCTTTGGTATGCTCTTCAATTCTACGTCTACGTTCTTCTAAAATATCAGTCCAAGTGTCAGGACCAAACCTGCGATTAATCATTAACCTAACACGATTTATTTGCTCTTCAGCTAATTTTTCTTCTATACTTTCTTTAGCTATAGCTCCAAGAGAAAATTTATCTGCACTATCGCCTAATGTTTTATGTAAAAAAGAATCCCATCTACCAGCTATAGGATGAGAAGATTTTTTTATTTCTTTACGTCCTTTAAACAAATCATCTATTTGATCTGCAACTACCGATATATCTTTTGCAGTTCCTATTGCACCCTTAATTGCTTTGACTGATGCGTTAATTAAGCTCAGTCCTGCAAGAGTTTCTGCTACGACCATTACTTAGGATGTTTGTCTTTGACAGCCTTGATAACTTTTTTCCACTCATCAATTCCATCGTGGTAAATTTTATCTAGCTGATCTTCAATAGATGGGTATTCGTCTTTTCGTTTGCCAACATAAGCAGTTGCCGCAACGTGAGCATCGTACTCTTTTTTCCACGTAGCAATATCTTCGTCTGAAGGTATGCCACCGGGAAATTCAGTGATGACGCCATCTCGCGTAACCATGCCTGATTGATGGTTATGTTTCCAGCCAATGATTTGGCCCATGTTATCTATTTGTGTTGCCATCATATTTTCCTACGCTGAAATTTCGGTAACGATTAAAGTTGTATGTGGAGTATCACCTCCAATTGGATAACCAGAGGTTGCATATCCATTCACAGAAACTGTTCCAGATGTATTGGCTACACGCGCTCGAATTGTTGTTGCATTGGTTGTTCCAGCAACAATGACAGTGGATAAAGAAATATCATTTGAATAATGAGTATAATTATATCCACTAGCGAGTGCATTTGCTGTGGTATCCTGAAATATGCCCCACGTTTTGTAATTTTCTGTTCCACCAACACAGCTAAAAAATTCAATCTTTAATAAATTTGAAGCACTGGCTGGTGTAATTGCCCTCGTGAGTACCTCGACCCCCTCTCCAATCTGCATTATAGAATCATCGAAAGCACTTAAAGTTGTTGAAGTTATATACTCATGACTTGTTGCATAAAGAACTTGAAGGATTTTACCAGCACCACTAACAGCACCAGTGAAGGCATAAGCATCAGTGAGATCAAGAACGTCTGCGTTTACTTTGGTTATACTCATGCGTTTGGTCTCCGATATTGTTTTATAAGTCCCGAAGCAAAATTGCCACTATCAGGGTAAAATCTTACACAAGTATGAGCTTCGGCTGATGTATAATCACCTCCACCCATTTCGTTTGAATAACTACTGTCGTGATAATATCGCCAATTTCCCTTTTTATCGTACACTGTTTTAGTTCCAGAGTTAGCTGGATCAAATAAAGTGAGGATCATATATGGAACACCTTTGCCAGATGCACTTCCTGTTTGAGCGTAACCAAATTGTATGTGTGAAGTTGATGCAGTTGCAGAACTAGTGCCACTTGACCAAACGGTACAACCTAAATCTGCATATGAGCTTGTTCTATAGGTTGGTCCAGCGACACCAAGGTATCCTCTAATATAAACTTGATTGGTTCCGGGCATTATATTTTGCATTTCGTACTGCCAATCGTAACCCGTTGTCATATTTGTAAAATCAAGAGTTGAACTTGAACTAGCTGTTACAGTAGACACATATTCCCAACCACCTCCTCCAGCTACACCAGCTATACTAGTGATAAGACCGGGAGTTATTTTAGTTGCCGTCATTAGCTAGGCTCCGAAGGCCAAGTGTATTCTTTAACTACCTTGGCATCATCTAGGGTTGCTGGAAAATCTCTTAAATCTTTACGATACTTTTTCCACTCATCGCTAAGTGTCACATCCGAAGAAGCCATCCAATCTGTACTAGCTAATTTAAGATCACGTTCTTGGCGTAAACTTGCCCATGCTCTTTCAGCGGCTTTGTCTGCCCATTCTTTTTCTTGAGCATCACGAGCTTTTTCTTCTTCTGCTGTAAAAGGTACTTTACCTTCGTTGGTCATATGATGTCTTGCCACTGTAGTCTCCTATTGTTAAAAATTATGCCGAAAGTTTTCTGCGATATTGTACAAATACGCCAGCTTCTACATTACCACTTGAGAAGTAAAATTTTACTGCTACATGGGAAGCGGCAGTATCGTGATACCAATGCTGTAAAGAATTATAAAAAGTATGCCCAGAGTTTCGATTGATGCTTCGCCCCATGATTTTTGTTACCCCTGATCCCGCTGGATCAAAAACATCCCAGTGTCCAGCACCAGAATCTGGTTCGGTTCCGTCCATTGAATTAGCAGAAATTGCCATATAAGTAGTGTATTCATATGACGTAACAGAAGCACTAGAATTTACTTCCATTGTTGTACCCAAATATCCACTTGTTAAATAAGAAGGTCCACTTGTTCCAAGTTCTGCTTTAAACAGTGCGTCATTCGTAGCTGGTGTTAAATTGCTCCAACGATACTGATAATCGTATCCGCTGACCATGTTTGTAAATGCTACTGTTGCATCATCACTAGCTGTTATTGCACTAACAAACTCGTAGCCCCCACCAGCTACCGTCTGCCATTCAACAGCATTGGCGGCTGAGTTCATCGAAAGTTTTTGATTAGCAGTACCTTTTCCTAATCGAGCTAATGTGTCTGTGCCAGTTGCCGTTAGAACATCGCCTTGAACTAATGAGACATCTAGTTTAGCCCCCGTGACCGAATTGTCTGCGGGAGCATTAACTATGCCTGTATTAAAATACTGGATAGTTGTAGCAATATTGGTTCCGGCTGGTAGAGTTGAAGTACAGGTAAGTGTTGCACCACTGACGTTAAAATCTATTCCCGGTGTTTGTGCTACACCATTAACATAGAGCATCGTTGCATTAGTAGTTCCATTCTCATCTAATGTAAGAGTAGTAGTGCCACCATTATGACGTTTCACTTGAGGATTGAGTTGAGCTAGACCAGTTAGATAATTACTCATTTAATCCCCCTTTGGAAAGTCGGATTTCACTTTGTCACAAGCGACAACCCAAGCTTTATATTTAGTGTCATCACCTTTTTCCTTATCGTGAACAGCTTCAAGGAAATGATTGATAGGAGGATACTGAACTCTTCGTAGTATTTTATAATCTGACATAATCTTTCCTAACCTATCGCTGTAACTGTAAGTGTTGGAACTATAAGATGACTTCCTCCAGCCCCATCCCAATAATCTGTCTCATGTAACTTAGATTGATGACTTGTACTGTAAGCTCTAACTTGTAGTTTTAATGTTTTACTTGAACTCCAAGACGCTAACTTTCCTGTTGCTGTTTCATTTCCATCACCAATCGTAATAATCCAACGATAAGTGTCTAGGTGATCGGAATAGCCGTAACTAGATGAACCTCTCCTTGCGTTTGTTACTTCATCAGAATCAATATAGAATTTCATATGGTGCATCTGATTGCCATCTTCGTATCCATAGCCATACTGGAAATTATAAATTACAGCCTGTGCGCCAGACGGAGGTGTGTAAGCTATTAAGCTTCCTGAAAAATCAGCATAGCTTGCCGTTGGAATTTGCGCTGATGTTACATCTTGCGCTGTATATGTTCCACTACCAACAGTAACAGATCGACCATCACATACTAATGGAACAACCTCTAAAACTGAGCCAGCACCACCCACGGCTCCCCAAGAGTTATCACCTCTAAGATATGTACTAGATGAAGCTGTTCCCGAAGCTGATAGCTCTGCAACACCAATTGCATCGTCAGCCATTTTAGCGTTAGTTATACTATTATCTTGAGTAACCATATAATTAGGATGCTCTTGTGCATAACGTGCTTCTATCTTTGATGTACCTGTAGGGATGGCGGCATCAAAGGTAACTCTTACACCTGATACAGTATACGTATCGTGATGCTGAGTTACTCCATCAAAAGTGATGTGAACATTATTCTCATTGCCCGGATTAGCACTAAGATCAATGTATGTGCTAGAACCGTCATTAAATCCAACACCGTCAGCGAATACATCTACTGTAGGTGTAACTAGCTCCCGTAAGGTTGGAGAGATACCTGATATGTACCCACCCATTTTATGTTACCTTTAAGTAAGAAATTGTAGCTTCTAAACTTGAGTTCGCTTGAGCATCACACTTTATGTAGTCACCAGTTTCTAACACTAACTTCCCTTGCATTGGGCTAAAAGCATCGTTAACTGGTATATTTATCTCTTTAGCTAAGATTGAGTTTGTACTACCGCCTGATTGGTATACAGTGGCAGTCAGCCAAGAAGCTGTAGTTGCATGAACGTTAGCAACTTGAAATCCTACTATTACAAGTGTTTCTCCAGAACCAGCAGTTAGTATCGTAGGATCACTTGTGGTAATATCTGCTGAAACCATGTGGAAAGTATTTGCCATTATTTACTCCTTTATCCTAATGCGATAGCTAAAGCTGTAGCGGTAGATGCCGCATCAGTAGCAGTAACGAAATTAGATGAGTTTACGGTTAAAAGTTGAAATTGTGTACCATCGTAGATAACACCAGTAAGTCCAGCGGCTAATACTTGATTTGCTGATAAAGCTGACCCATTGTTTTGTATTGCCTTAACCCCTAGTCCACTAACGTTTAAAGTAGAAGCACCCGTGTTGTTATTATCTGCATCAAAATAAAATACTTGTCCAGCTACATAACTGGTTATTGCTGGACTAGGGGCTATAACGTAAGCATTAGCACCCCCTGTGTCTTGAGCAAAATTCATCGAAGCGTTCTGAGCTTGTCCAAGTGTTACACTGTCTGTTAAAGCAGTACCTACGGCAAGACCTGTTATCTTAGCATTGTTTGTGGCTAAAGCAGATAAACCTGCTATAGAACCTCCTGATATACTTACACTGTCAGATGCTTGTGTAGCTATTGTACCTAAACCTAAAGCAGTTCTAGCGGCACTTGCAGTAGTAGAACCTGTACCACCCTTGTTAACTGGAACAGTACCTAAACTAATTGTAACTGAACCTATAGCATTGTCTCTAGCAATAGGACTTGTAGCTGTTATACTAGATACACCTGACAAAGCAGATGCAAGAGTGTCTTTACGTATTTTGTGCGTTGTACCTTCGCTTATATCAACAATAGCTAGAACATCATCAGCCGCTAAATTAACTTCGGATAACTCTGTTAACTCCGTTATTTTTTTATTAGTAGCCAATTAATCCTCCCCTAGCCTTCTAGCCAAGTTATATTGACCGTGGCTGTTCCTGATGCTGTTATAGATGCAACTTTAAAACCCTCTTTAATAACAACTGTGATAGGTTCTCCAACGTTAACTGCTATTCCAGAAGCTACCGTTGCAGTTGGAGCGGCACTATCTAACTTAACATAAGCTAAAGCTGAAGAAGATATCCTCACATAGTTTATTCCCACTGGTGTTGCCGCTGATCTAGATGCCCCTGAAGACGTAGTTGCCGCTAGGTTTTCACTAGAGTGTATTGTCATGAAGTTATTTTGTCTTGCCATTTTTCTAAGCCTTTACGTTTCTGTTAGAAGACATCTCATATCCAAGTTCTACTCCTTTTAACTTGATCTCTTCTTTCTTTAGGTTAATATTATTTTCTAATTCTAATCTTTCAAGTTCAAGCTTACCTGCTTTTATCTGTAACTCGTTTTGCTTAACTTCCGCTTCCATCCTAGAAGTCTCTGCTTCCATCACTAGTGCTTGAGCTTGTGCCTGTGCAAGTTGTTCCTGCGCTGTTGGAGGAGGTGGCTCTACTGGTTGAGGTGGGCTTATATATTGATCAGTATCTTTAATACCCATCTCTGTACCAATTTCTTTGGCTAAATTATATATATTTTCTGGTGAAACTATATTGTCCGTCTGTTGAGCTATTTTCTCTACAAGACCTGCGTAACTAGATAAATTATTAAGCCTAACATCTTGATCTCCGTAACCTAAACCGACTTCAATGTTTACATCAAGGTCTTCTTTCCAACTTGAAGGATCAACCTCGTAATAGTCGTTGTTTAAACGTAGTACTTTTTTACCATCTTCGTATCTTTGTATTAAATTATAGATACTCTTGAACATACTACGAACACCCGTGTCAGCAAATATTCTGGCAATTAGTTCTACTCTCCCTTGTGCATTGCTTAAAGCACCTTGAACAGCACCCTGAGTTACGTGCGACTTTAATATATCAGCAGGTAGTCCTTGTGTAGCTGGATTTACCCCTGTTCGTCCTGACTTTAACTTTTCCCAATAATCCAGCATTTCAAAGCTGTATTGTTGTAAGGCAGGTGTCTGTATAGGTTGTAAAGCATTAGGTGATCTGGTGCGAACAATACCACCGGGACGATTAGTTAACAGATCGTCTATGTTAACCTGACCCTCTACAACTTGAAACCTTCCGTTGTTAGCAAGGTACATATTATCTAACAAGTTACGGGTTAGAGTACTTCTAACTAACTGTATGTCTTGTACCGTTTCTGCCACTGACAAGCCATAGAACTTATGGGGAATGGGTATAGGACAAATAGAACTAAAGGGGATGGTATCTACCGGGTCTACTTCTAGAACTTCGTTACCAGAGTGTATTATCTTATATAGTACCCCTACTCCTGATTCTTCCATATCCATCTTAACATAAGATTCAAATACCTCAACGGTGTCTTCTGATTTAGATACTGACCCTGTGCTTAGAACATTTGTACTATCGTAAGCGTGTCGTGCCATGTATTCTTGACTTGTGGTTATACCATCTGCATTAGAATCAGAACCGGATAAACCTTCTACTAACTCTTCATCAAAACCCATTTCTATTAGTTCTGATCTGGTTTTATGAGAACGATGACAAACAAATCTAAAATCTTCTAGACTTTTAGCTCCACGGTTTATTAAAAACTCTTCTGGAGGTACGTTCTCTACCGTAACTTTACCGCTTATTTTTGTTCTGGTAAAAGTTACATCGTGTTTTACTTCTTCTATTTCTACCATCTCTCCCGTCTGGGGATCAGGTACTTCTACCATGTTAGAATTTTCAGTGTGTTCTAGTATCTCTAACTCAGGGTCTTCTAAGATTAAACTAAATTCTTGCTCTGTTAGTTTTTCGTAAGATTCAGTAGTTGTCTTTTCAACATCTTCCCAGTAGTGTTTTACAATACCTACTTTTTGTAGTAAGGCATCGAAGAAGAAATTATAGAGTATGTCAAAACCTTTGTTCTGTTTGTAGAACACATGGTTTACATAGTTAGTAGCTTGTTCAGCTACTCTAACATCCTCTGGACCTTCAGGTGCAAATCTAACTACGTCTTTACCACTTGTGAATATACGCATTAAACTAGGCATCATCCACATTATAGTGTCTTGAACATCGGTAATTACAACTTGAGAACGTCCGTCTTCTTCGTTACCAAAGGGTTCACCGTAGAAATATTCAATAGCAGTTTTACGTTGTGTACTTACTTCTGAATCTATGAAAGAAGAACTTTCTTCAATTTCACTGTCAACAATAGCAAGAATTTCGTCATCAGACATTTTTGCCATGTGTTAAGCTTTCGTTGTTTTTTTCTTCTTTTTGTTTTTAAGTACTGCCTTTTTGTAAGCTTCCATTCCTTTTTTATCGTAACCGTAACTTTTACCTCTGTAGCTTGGCATCTGTAACTCCCAATTATAAATAATAGCTAAACTAAACAAATTTATACAATACCTCTATTTTCGTATTGTATCTTAGCATCAAAGTTGTACTTCTTGTACGTGGTGTTGTTCGTGGCTTTTTCACCGAACCTTTCTACTGAAAGAGTGGCATATCTCATTGCTGATATTAAGTCATCTTTGATTGCAACCACTTTCCCATTTTTTCTATGATACAACCTAAGTTCTTCAAGGGTTTCTTGGCAAGATTTAAAAATTTGTAGCCTACCTGTTTCAAAACGTTGTAGCATTTCGCTGATACCAGCTTCAACTGAATTATTACCATTTAACTTTCCTTCTGCTGGTGGATTTGTAAAGTGATCTGCAAGCATATACACTCCTAAATCTCTGTATTGTTGTGCTAACTGTATTCCCGATCCTTTATCGTGTTGTAATCCATCGTGAGGAAAAGCAACTGGTATTCCTCTTGATCTAGAGTTTAAAGCTGAAGCGTGTGTTATAGGTGTTTCTTTACTTCTCCTGTACTCATCGTATACGTATATCACATCGTTATCAGGGTCTAAAGCTACCCAACTAACTGCGGTGGGATGATCATATCCAAAATCTATACCAGCTAAGATAAGATAGTGTTTAGGTATATCAAAATCATCGCAAATAATATCATCTTCAGCTATAGGAAATATCAACCCTGAACCAAATACGGGTATTCCCTTTGATCTCATGTCTCTTTCAGCAGGACTGTAAACAGCTAGTAACTGTTCTTTGGTCTTATCGTCTAAGTGTTCAACATCGTCCCATGTTGCTGTTATCATAGACTGCCCCGGTTTCAATTCGTTTAAGAAAGAACTCACCACCTGAGTCATCCCTTTTTCCGGGGTAAACGTCATATAGACAATACCTGCTGTGTCTGCTGTTCTGGTTATACACTGACTAAAAATTTCCTGTTTAGGTTCCTCGTCTAGCCAGACAACATCTACTGCTTCGCCCATGAACTTCTCAAATCCCTGTTCATAGGCTTTAAAACTTATGCTAGAGTTACCTCCTGATTTGTGTTTGACCAAAGCCGAACTAAAAGCATTAGGTACTCCGGGTTTACGCACCGTGGATACGATTAAACTTTTAGGTAAAGCTCCTTGACCTAACTTAGTAGGGTCTTGTGGATTACCGAAAAGTTCTCTTTGTATGATATCTCTGGTGGTGTCGTTACTTTCACCTGCCGCCCAAACCCTGACAGGATGATCAAATTTATGTCCCTTCCACCAATCAGGATATACTCCCGTCATGTGGAAACTTGTTTCAGCGGCTCCGCAGAATGTTTTACCCACCCTGTTAGCCGCCATGAGTATTCTTTGTGCCGAACTGTGTCCAACGGAGTGAAACTTTTGTTGGTAATCGTAGGGCTTATATAGCTTTATCCTGTTTTCCTCTACACGCCTTTTTTTCTCTTTTAAAAGCTCTAGAGTTTTTTCATTGCTCATTTAGGAAACTTAACCACATTGTCTTCAACGAGTCTAGCTATTTGTTTATCTATCTCTTCATCTGATAACTCAGATACCTCTTTAACGGTTGTCTCCTGTCTTTGAACAGCATCGTACCCTGCTCTACTTAGGATATCCCTAGCGGCATTGAGTCTCACTGTGTCTGAATCTGATTGTAGTAGTTGTTCTAAAACACCTAGAGCCATTGTAGCAGTTTCACTTACTTTTTCCTCTATGCGTTTTTCAATATGGGGCCAAAGGTATCTTTGTGTTCTGTTGGCACGATGTTTGAATACACCCGGAGATTTACCTGTATACCCTGCTTCCTTGTAGGCTACAACCACATCCACTTTGTCATCAACCAGTAATTGAACAAACTTCTGTTCTTTTTTGGTTAGCTTTTTGTCTATCGTCTTAGGGTTCTTATAGTCTTCAAAGCGCATAAGCACCTCCAGTTACTATAAGTATAGCACAAGGTGTTAACAAAGTCAAGCCCACTTTTTAAATTCTCCAAAAAATGTGTACAGAGAACTATTATAATAATACACACCCACGGGGGGGTTTTGCGTTCTCCATTTGTTCCTAACCAGGTTGCAGAATTGCAACAGTGTTGCCAAAATGCGTGATAAATATACAACAGTGTTACAATATTGGTACAGTATTGTGTGACAATTATGCAACACACTGGAGCTATGTGATTGATTTGCAACAGTGTTTCAATATTGGTACAGTGTGATTAAAAATTAGGCAGTGTGTACAGTGTGCGTAAAGAATATACAAATACTTGATATGCTTAAATAATAGGCAATAAACTATGGGCTATTTTAAGACGTTTTTAGGCTATGTAATTTAAATAGAGTATAAGTATACCTGATAAGCTTAAACACGCTGTAACACGCTTAAAACAGCTTGTAGGGCTATTTCTCGCTAGGTTGTAGGTAAGTATGTTTTATATAGCAGTATGACCGAAAGACAAAGATACGCTATAACACGCTTAAAATAGCATATAGGCATAAAAAAAACCCTAGCGGTTAAACTAGGGTTTAATTTGATTAAAGCAGTAAATCTTAAGATGAAGTTAAAATATCCAAAGGTAACGTGGGTATAGCATTTAGTCTTTTAGTTAAAGCTTTCATTTCACTTTTAGTTGGAACATCTCCCACGATATCACGCACCTTTTTATATATATGACTGCTAGATAGCGGATTGCTCCCGTCCGGTGATTTCAAATACTTTTGCTTACCAGCATCAATCATCATTAAATAATATGCAATTACAAGTTGATCTAGGTCCAAGCGGTCCTCCGTTGCTAGTTCGTTTAAAATGCCACGCATTGACCAACCGTGATTATAATCCATGCGATTTTGCTTTTTTTCGTTAATCAGATTTCTAATATTTGAAGTTTCCATGATATATATTCCTTGTAAAAGTTTAAGATAATTTAATCAATAAACTAGTTTGTTTAGTACGTCAACAAAAAAAATACCCAGTGCTAATTTAATAACACTGGGCCAAGTTACAGGGAATATATTTTAGTGTTTCTTATAGGATACGTTTTTGACTGTAGTATCCCAACAAGCGCGACAACTACCGCAATTATTATTTCTAGTGTAAGCTTTACATTCTTGGCCAATTGGTTCGTGGCCTTTGGTATGTACTGTACTTGTGCACAAGTTTGGCAATAGTGCACCATATGATCTAGAGGTGGCTTTACCGTTTATTTTTGAACCTGATATTCTAACGCATAGATTTTCAGGTATTGCGTAAGCATTTACATAATTACGTTCTTGTGTTGGTAACCAATGCTTGATTTTTGGTGTACGTTCGCAAACCAAACAAATCGCTTTGAACATTTTCTCGCTTTGCAAATCACCGGCATCGAACCAGCGATGGTAATAAACACCAGTTTTTTTGGCTTGGCGTTCGATTTGAAATACCATCGCAGAAACCCACGTAAATAATTTATCTTCTGACAATGCCTTGTTATATTTTGCTAGGTTTAACTTATACCCCATGTCAACACTTGGCCTTAACTTTTGTAACTTTCTAGCGTAGCAACTATTACAGCTTGTACCTTTTATCTTTGCTAATTTGGAACCCGTTTGGCAAGCAAACGCATCTATTGAAAATGTAGTTCCCGGCATCTTGGTATTACCATTTGAGATTTTACCTAATTGTATTGCATCTTTTACTAACATGATGATTTATTCCCTATCCATTGTTTAAAAGACAAAATAAAACTTATTTGTCTATCATTTGAAACGCACCAAACATAAATCGAGTATTTATCTTTTAACGTATCCGGTGCGTCTTTAACGCTCATTAACTGTAAATTAATAAACCGTCTAATTTCTGCATCTGTTTTGAACATTGACATATTTTATTCCCCATTGATTTAATATAATTCAAATATGCCATAAACAATACCCCGTGTCAAATAAAAAAGACAATGTGTAATTAATTTTACACATTGTCCATTTACCCTTTACAGTTTATTAAAAATTAATTTGTGGAAATGCTAGCCATTTTGTTTGCCTAGTTACAAAAGTTTTACTAGTTCTTCTGGATTTTTTAGCATTTAATCTTTGAACATACAAAGTATTATGTCCGATGCTAAACTGATTAAAAACTTTTAACCTAGCAAACTTTAGCCATTTGTTCTTGGTCGGATGCCTACGGAAAATCCCAGAACAAATAGACTTAGACAAAAGATAGACGCGAAAACGGTAACCGTCTGTTCCGTCATCTGTACTTAAAGTTTCAATTTTAATCATTGTATTTTCCCTTGTTTGTTAAAGATGTCTATTGTATAACAGATAATAAAAACAATGTCAACTATTTTTATTTGACTACATTTAAAAATTTTGTTATACTCCGTCAGACAATAGCAGAAGGTGAAGTTATGAAAAATAAAGACGTATTAGATTTAGTTTATCTTGGAATATTTTGTGGGTGCATAATTATCGGATTTACGTTGATAGGTGCAATAAATGGATAAATTCGATGAAAAAGCGTATCAATATTGGAAAGACACAATCGAGTATAAATACGACATTTTACCCGATTGGTACAAATACGCAAGTGACCAACAGCGTAGACAATATTTTATAGAGGGTAACACATGAGACAATTAGAGCCGAATACACTTATCTTATTAGATATTTTAGCAGACGGGGAAGAGTTTAATGCTTGCTTGGAAAGTTTAATAGACCTTGCACTTGTCAATGATAGACATCAATTACACTTTATAAAAGAAGCAATTTTAGACTATTCCTTAAAGTTTTATCCTAATTTGCCACAATATTTAAATTAGTACTTGACAGATAATTCAATATAGTGTATTTTATACACTTAGTACACATAGTACTACAATAGAGTATTAACATATAGTACTAAGTGCACTTAGTATCACATAGTACTAAGTGCACTTAGTATCACATAGTACTAAGTGCACTTAGTATCAATATGGAGAGAACATGAAAAGAAGACAGAGTGACAAAGTGTGGGACTATGACAAGATAGATGCCCAGAGGGATAAAGATTGGAACGGTATACACCGTCTAGTCACAGACCATGCAGTAGAGAAGCGTGTAACAGCAGAAGAGATAGCCAAGCGTAATGCTATCTTTTATAATCATAGGGAGATCAACAAGCCATGAAAGCTAAAAAAACACCCCAAGTAAAACCCGATTGGAACACTGGTATCTACATAGGCAATGGTGTAATAGCCAAACCCAAACCATTAGACCAGAGGATTTTAGCATATGAAGCAAATATGCACAAAATGATCACTGGTTCCATAGTAAAGATAAAAGCATGAACGAACAACGATTAAAAGCATTACTTTTGTCTTTTGCCAAAGATAATAATATTGAAGTTAACTTTAACCAAAAAGGTATGCGCAATGGCACTTACACAGTTGATTTTATATTGGGAACTACTGATCAATCACAACTTGACTTCGGTTATAGTTTCAAGTATAAGGAGTTAAAATGAGGTGCGTTATTTGTGACGTTATCTTACAGCCATCTAGGAAACTAGATATTTGTCATACTTGTTCTACCGAAATTCGTAATGTTTATATTGATGATGATTGGCAAGAAGAGATTAACCGAATTACGGAAGGGTACAAAAAAGATGACTAGTATTATAGTTTTTTTCTTACAACTATTAAATTCTATCGAAAAACGTTTGCCATGAGTGATCCTGTTAATAGCCCAGAGCACTACAATATGCTCTCTGTTGAAGCTATAGACATCATTGAGATGTCTATGACCAAGGAAGAGTTCTTAGGTTATCTTAAAGGTAACGCTATGAAGTACGTTATCAGATATAAGCATAAGGGTAATCCTAAACAGGATTTACTCAAATCAATTTGGTATCTTAATAAACTTACGGAGAAATTAGATGATGTTTAACCACGAAGTACTCGACTTTGAAGTTGAGAAGTTTCCCTTATTAAGCCAGTGTGATTTAGATGGATCTGGGTTTGATAGTATTAGTACAGTACCATCTAGCATTGGTGTAGGTATCAGACGTAAGGATACTAAGCAACCACTAGGTATAGTCTCTGAGAACTATGAGATTGTACAGTACATGGATATCGTAGATGGTGTTGAACAAGCTATCACTAAGTCAGGTATGGACTTAACTGATGCTGAGTTTAAAACTAATGTCTACGATGACGGTGCTAAGATAGAACTTACAGCTAGGTTCCCTGCACATGAGCAGAGCATAGGTAAGCTCACTGACACTGTTAAGCCAGAGCTAAAGTTTAGAACATCACAGAATAGGACATGGGCTAACAATATGATGGTTGGACTATGGAGAAGTGCGTGTTATAATACTTTAGTTAATGGTGATAAACTTGCCTACATCTATGGTAGACATACCAAGAACTTTAATGTTGATGGGTTTGCTACCAAGATACAAAAGGCAGGTGAGTTTATAGCAGGTGATGGTATGAATGAGATGCGTACATGGTATGATACCAAGGTGACAAGGGATCAAGCCATTAACTTATTCACCAAGACATTGGCTAGACGTACTGATAATGTGACCAGAAAGAAGGTAGCTAATAAAGTAATGTTGTCTAATCTTATGAAAACATTTGATGAGGAAAACCGTCACATACATGGGCGTGGAACCTATGAAAATTATGGTGTAAGTAATGGTGGTAGTATGTGGACTGCCTACAATGCGGCTACATGGTGGTCTACACACGGTCAGACTAGGAATGGATCATCTCTGCATAATGCCAAGCCTGTTAGAGAAGAGAAAGTTCGTAAGATGCTTGGCTCAACAGAATGGAAGGAGTTATTGTATGTCGCGTGACCCTAGCTGGAAATGGCTCAGAGCATTAGGACATAAAATAATCCTTGCTAAGAAAGGTAAGAAGGCGTATACTCGCAAAATTAAACACAAACTAAAGGAGATTGAATAATGGTATTTCTATTAATATTCCCAATGTTATTTGGTGCAGTCAATGCTGATGCTTTAAATAAATTTGAAGAGGATCGAAAAGCTGGTGCAGAATGGCACTATGTAGGTGAGCAAGACCTCGATCCTGATGCAAAGTCTATTGACGTAGACGGTAAGATATATTATAAACTTAAATTTAAGGAGTAGTCATGATTGAAAATTTAAAAATTGATATTGTTTCTGAGTATATAATTGAAGACAAAAAGTCTAAGGGCAATAAAACCACAAAACATTCCGACAAAGTTGGTTCTGTTACCGTAGATTTTTGTCTTATTCCTGAAGCTCTTGAAGCATTGACGGATGTTTTAACTGAAAAAGTTTTTGAACACGATGCTGTTAAGTTAAATGTTACATATGAAACGAGTAGCTATTAATGCAGTATGAAGAGTCAAAAATAATTCGCGCACATCAACCGTGCCCTGATTGTGAATCCAGTGATGCCATGTCCATCTATACTGATCACACTTATTGTTTTAGTTGCCTAGCTTGGAGAAGTACATTGGAAACAGCAGAAGTAATATCTATCAAATATAAAGACACTTTAAAGCCTAGTTTAAAATGGGCAGATCGTAATATTTCACAGGCCGTCACTAATTTTTATGATGTTACGGTTGAATACGATTTAGTTGAGTTTCCTTATTGTAGTGATGGAGTTCAGGTAGCGTCTAAGTACAGGGACAGTGATAAGAATTTTAAGACCAGTGGTGATTTTTCTATCGCTGATATGTTTGGCGTACATACCATATCCAAGGCTAAGAATTTTGAGTTGGGTAATACAGTTATCATCACTGAGGGAGAAGCAGATGCTTTAGCGGCTTTCCAGATAGCCAATAGGATTAAACCTACTTCCGATACTATATCTTTAAAAAGAACTCTTGTTCCTGCCTTTTCCATTAAATCAGGTGTTGCCAGTGCTGAACGCGATATAAAAGCTAATCTTGAGATGCTTGAAAGGTTTGAACGTGTCTTTATTTGTTTTGACAGTGACGATCAAGGCAAGGTAGCTTCTGAGAAGGTTGCTAAGTTGTTTAGTCCCGGTAAAGCTAGGATTGTTAATCTAGAGCTTAAAGATTCCTGTGAGTATACCTCTAAAAATATGCAACAAGAGTTTATGTCTCACTTGAAGGACGCTATTATTTACACGCCAAGTGGTATAGAAAACGCTAGTAATAATTTTGACCGTCTATGGTCTGAGCAAAACCTAGAGAGTATACCTTTTCCTTGGGAAAAACTACAGGAGAAAACATTAGGTATCCGCCCCCGTGAAATAGTCACTTGGGCGGCAGGTACAGGGGTAGGTAAATCTAGTTTTCTCAGGGAATTACAACATTATTACATCAAAAACAATGATTTTAACATTGGTATTATAGCTTTAGAAGAGTCGATTGATCGAACTCGTAGAGGTATACTTTCCATTGAAGCTAATGATAAGTTACATCTTAACGAAGTTTTTGGTAATTACTCTAAAGAGGATATAAAAGTTTTCTTTGACAAAACTTTAGGTACTGATAAGGTATATTTGTACGATCACTTTGGATCAATGGATTGTGAAGATTTGTTAAGCAGGGTTAGGTACATGGTTGTTGGTCTAGATTGTAAAGTTATTTTTATAGACCATCTCAGTATTTTAATCAGTGGTCTTGACATACAGGATGAACGTAAAGCTATTGATCGCACCATGACCATGTTGAGACAGTTGACACAAGAGACAGGTTGTGCTATACATCTAGTAACGCACCTTAGACGCATGAACTCTGACAGGTCACATGAAGATGGTGCAGAGATTAACCTAAGTCACCTAAGAGGATCACACGGTATAAGTCAAGTTAGCGATACTGTCATAGCCTTGGAGAGAGACACACAGGCTGATGATGACGATGAAGCTAATACCACTACCATGAGGGTATTAAAGTGCCGTGAAACGGGAGATGCTGGTGTAGCTGGTAGATTATTTTATAATAGAACTAACGGTAGGTTAGAAACTGTTAAAGAGGAGTTTTAATGGTACAAAAATTTAATAAATACGTTGCTAAAAAACGTTTGGTAAGGCGAAACAAACCTAAACATCTACGTCATCAGAAAGTTTTAAACAAACACTCTAACATGGTCAATTCTAACAATAAAAAAAGAGGTCAAGGATGAGTTATGCTGTTATTGACATAGAAACTGATGATTTAAACGCTAGTGTTATACACTGTGTCGTTGTAAATGATAAAGTTTTTACATCTCCAGACGGTTTAGGCTCTTATTTGTCCACTTTTGACCATATTGTAGCTCACAATGGTATACAATTTGACTTTCCAGTGTTAAAAAAGCTCTGGAATATCAGTATACCTGCTGTAAAACAGTATGATACCTTGATTGCTTCGCGTTTAGCTCAACCTGACATAGAAGGTGGTCATAGTTTGGAAGCATGGGGCAACAGACTTGGTTATCCTAAGTTACCAAAGCCTGATTGGAAGGTGTTTACCCCTGAAATGTTAGAATATTGCAAGGTAGATGTCGAAATATGCACAAAATTGTATAAAAAGGTACAAAATAACCTTGAAAAGTTCTCAAAAGAGTCAATATTGTCCGAATTTAAGCTACAAAGGCTAATAAACAAGGTCAGGGACAATGGATTTTACTTTAAAGAACCAGATGCTTTGTCTTTACTTAACGTAATAGAACAAAAACAGAACGTTATAAAGCAAGAAATTGATAAAGTATTTAAGCCTGAGATAAAACAATTAAAGACAAAAGAAAAGGTGATACCTTTTAACATAAACAGTAGGGATCAGATAGCTAAAAGATTAATAGCCCTTGGATGGAAACCCACGTTGTTTACCCCGTCCGGTAAACCTAAAGTTGACGAGATACAACTGGAAAAATTTAACTCTAAAGAGTCTAATCTACTGGCTGAAAACTTTATGTTAAGTAAAAGGTCTGCCATGTTAAAGTCTTGGATAAAAGCTAATGAGCCAGATTCTAGGGTAAGATGTTTTTACCATTCATTAGGGGCAGTTACCAATCGTATGTCTTGTTCTAAACCTAACCTACAACAAGTACCATCTAACCGTAAACCTTATGGTAAAGAATGTAGGCAGTTATGGTCTTGTTCTCCCGGTAATATCTTAGTAGGATCAGACGCTCAGAGCCTTGAATTGCGTGTCTTAGCCCATTATATCAATGATCCTGAGTACACCAAGGAAGTTCTTGAAGGTGACGTTCACACGGCTAATCAAAAGGCCGCAGGATTATCGTCTAGAGATCAAGCAAAGACTTTTATATACGCTTTGTGTTATGGTGCAGGTGATGCTAAGTTAGGTAAAGTAGTTAACGGTACGGCTAAAGACGGAGCCATGCTCAGAGCTTCTTTCTTTAAAAAGATACCAGCTTTTAAGAAGTTTAGTGACGCTGTTATTCGCAAAGGAGAGACAGAAGGTAAGTTGATTGCAATAGATGGTAGAATACTTACAGTGCGTTCAGCACACGCTAGTTTAAATACTTTAATACAGGGAAGCTCTGCTGTATTAATGAAAAACTGGTTTATGAATACCGCATTAGATTTAAAAAGGAGGTCTGTAGATGCTAGAGTTATTGCTATGGTGCATGACGAAATTATTTTAGAATGTCTTGAAAAAGATGTTGACATAGTTTCGGATTGTGTTAAACTAAGTATAGAAGCAGTGAACAAACAGTTTAATATTCGATGTGATTTAGGCTGTGATATTAACTTTGGAAATGATTGGAGTGAAATACATTAATATGACTTTTCATTATTTAGAAGGTAACCTTGAGTATGCTATGCTTTTCGACAAGAAAGATAAGTTTGATCGTTGGAGCACCGTTGTAGTTCTTGATGGAGATCAAATCAAGAACGCTAAAAAACTTAACCTGAAGATAAATCAGAATGATGAGAAATTTGAAGGTAAACCTTATGTGTCTTTAAAAACCACCATGCCACCTAAGATGTATAATGAAGACGACAAACCTTACGATGGTCCTACTCGTCTAACGTCTGGTACTGAAGCTATTGTTAAAATAACTCAGAAGCCTTACGACAATAAGTTTGGTAAAGGCACTACCACTTATATCGACAGTGTTAAGATAACCAAACCTGTTGCTTGGATTCCCCCCACTGATGACGATTTTGCTCAGTCAGCCGCAGACAGTGAGTTCTAGTGTCTACTGATTATGGTCATTGGGATGTCAGTCTGGTAGGCAAATTCGATCCTGATAAACACTTCGGGTTTGTCTACCAGATTACCAATCTTACAGATAACAGGTCTTACATAGGGTGTAAACACCTTATGAAGTATAAAAAAGGTAAACCTGTTAAAGCAAGTGAGTGGAGAAATTATTGTAGCAGTAGTAAGTATCTTAAACCTGACATAGAAAAATTAGGTAAAGATAATTTTGAGTTTAAAATACTTTTACTGTGCAGTAACAAACGTAATTTATACTACGAAGAAATGCGAGTTCAAATTGAGCTTGGTGTTATAACAACTAACGATTTTTATAATGCAAACGTTGGGGGTAAAAGATTTTACAGACCTGTTGAAAGTTATGCTGATCCTGAGTTTATAAATAAACTACGTAAAAGTGACTTTATAGTAACGTATAAAGGAGGAATCAGTACTTTAATAAAAGGTAAAAGTGTCAGAGATTTTGCACTAGAAAACAATTACGATCAAAGTCATCTTGTTAAAATACTTAATAAAAAACGTAAAACCCATAAAGACATTATAAAAATGGAGTATTTAAATGCCAAAAATTAATACACTCGTTGATGATATATATAGCCTGTTGGAGAACGGGACTAAATCACCTAGTCAAGAACATTTATTTGCTATGGCTTCTAACATAGTAGATTCTATGAAGAAACAGTTGTGGGTAGGTACTATGCCTAGAGGTAAAGGCAAGTTGCGTATGTCTAACATAGGTAAACCTTGCACACGATCACTATGGTACGATATAAATGGTGATGAGCAAGCAGAGCAATTGTCTCCTCAAACTAAACTAAAGTTTATTTTTGGTGATGTTGTAGAAGCAGTTATTCTTTATCTGGTTAAAGAATCAGGGCATACCGTTACGGATCAACAAAAAGAAGTTGAGATAGAAGGTATCAAAGGGCATCTTGACGCTATCATAGATGGAGAATTAGTCGATGTTAAGTCTTCTAGCTCATACGGTATGCGTAAGTTTAAGGAAGGCACTCTTGCCAAAGACGATCCTTTTGGCTACTGTGGTCAAATAAGTGGATATGCTAACGCCCTAGGTAAAAAGTCAGGTACTTTTCTAGCCTTTGATAAAAGTGGAGGTGAGTTAGCTGTTTACAAACATACTGATTTAGATGACAGTAATGCAAAAGTTAAAGCTTTAAAAAAACAAGTGTCTAAGAAGAAACCACCTGAAAGGTCTTTTGAAACTGTTACTGACCGTAATTCTGGTAGACAAAAACTAGGAATTAACTGCTCATATTGCTCTCATAAAACTTCTTGTTGGGACGATATAGGTTTAGACCTAAAGTTTCGTAGTGGTAAGCCTGTTTTCTTTATAGGAGAGGAAGAGAAAAGTGAGCATAAGTTCTAAATTCTTGTCACATGAGATTATATCTGATATACTTGAATCATATACCATAGAAGATATAATTGAAATTGTAGGTTTGTCTAGCTTAGATGTTGCTTTAATGCTAGACGAAAACATTTCTGAAAACCTACATAAATTTGAACACTTACCTTTGGATGCTTATAATGAATGAAAATGAATACGGTATGAAACTTCCTATTAGCGAAGAAATAGACACTACTAAATATAGGCAAGTTGGTGAAGATTTTTACGGTAAGGTAGTTAGAATAGCAGGGGCTTTAAAAGACTCTCCTGACCACTTTGAGAGCTTTAAGGACACTTTGAGACATCTTAGGTTCTTACCTGCTGGTAGAGTACAGAACGCTATGGGAGCCGCTAGACAGACCACAGCTTTTAATTGTTTTGTCAGCGGAGCTATAGAAGATAGTATGAACTCTATTATGGGAAGAGCCACTGAAGCGGCTGAAACCATGCGTAGAGGTGGTGGCATAGGTTATGACTTCTCAAAGTTACGTCCCAGAGGTAATCGTATCAAGTCATTAGATTCCAGAGCGTCAGGGGCAGTAAGTTTTATGCAGATATATGATGCAGTGTGCCAGACAATAGCTTCTAGCGGTCATAGGAGAGGCGCACAGATGGGTGTACTTAGGATAGACCATCCAGACATAGAACAGTTTATCACAGCTAAGAATGATGGTACGTCCCTTACAGGGTTCAATATCTCAGTTGGTGTGACGGATGAGTTTATGAAATGCCTTGAAAAGAAACAATCATTCCCTTTAAGGTTCGATGGTGTTGTACATGAAGAGGTAGACCCTGTAGCTTTATGGGATATGATTATGCGTTCTACTTGGGATTGGGCAGAGCCGGGGGTATTGTTCATTGATACTATCAACAAGATGAATAACCTTTATTACTGTGAGACTATTGAAGCTACCAACCCCTGTGGAGAACAACCGTTACCCCCTTATGGTGCTTGTCTGCTTGGTAGTTTTAACCTAACTAAATACGTTGGAGCAGGACAATTTGATTACGGATTGTTTACTGGAGACATTCACCATGTAGTCAGAGCTATGGATAACGTCATAGATAGAACTATATATCCTTTAAAAGAACAAGAGAAAGAAGCTAAGAACAAGCGTAGAATAGGACTAGGTGTTACTGGTCTGGCTAATGCTGGTGAGATGTGCGGTATGCCTTATGCTTCTACAGAGTTCATGAAGTTTACTACTAAAGTTCTTAAGATACTCAGAGACTATTCCTATGCATCAAGTTCTACCTTGGCACAGGAGAAAGGTTCCTTCCCTCTGTACAAACAGGATAAGTACATAGAAGGAGAGTTCTTCAAGACACTAGCACCTTGGGTACAGGATCAGATCAAAGAGTATGGCCTGAGAAACTCTCACCTAACCTCTATTGCTCCTACGGGTACAATCAGCTTGACCGCAGATAACGTAAGCTCTGGTATTGAACCACCCTTTAGCCTGTACTACGACAGGACTATTCAAGAGTTTGATGGTCATCAGATACAGAGAGTGGAGGACTATGCGTTTAAACATGGTGTAGAAGGTAGGACTGCTAATGACATTAGTGCAGATGAACACCTATCTGTATTATCTTTGGTGTCTAAGTACATAGATAGTGCTGTATCTAAGACTTGTAATGTCGGAAGTAATGTAACCTTTGATGAGTTCAAGAAGTTATACTTTAACGCTTGGAAGCAAGGCTGTAAAGGGATAACCACCTTTAGAGCAGATGGTAAACGTTACGGTATCTTGAATGAAGTCAAGGAAGAACCACAAGCAGAAGCTTGTTTTATAGACCCACAGACAGGGCAAAAATCTTGTGAGTAAGGTTGTTGTTAAGAATTTAACGTGGAAAGTTAAATGGGCATCCACTATAATATTAATTTTAGCCATGATACTCACTAGCCAAAACATATACCCGTATAATTTAATCTTTCATACTATAGGTATTATAGGATGGATGTATGTGGCTATCGTGTGGAACGACAGAGCGTTGATTGTGATAAACAGCGTAGGGCTATCTATATTTATAAATGGTATTGTGAGCTATTTGGTTAAGATTAACGTATTGGGATAATTATTTTACCGCAACGTTTACAGGTTCCTCTTTCACCTTTTATATCGTGCCACAAAAAAGCACATATCATACTTTTTAAAAATTTAATCATGGTCCCCACCCTGAATTGTCGGCAGTTACACTCATATCATCAGCGGTATAACCCCAACCCGTAGCATCTCCAGCAGATATAGCGTCTTCTGTCATTTCTGAACCGTAATAATGTTCTAATCCACTTAGGTTACGTGCTCCAGCCGCATTAGTGTCAAGACCTTTATAATCTACCCCCATAGTAGGATTTGTTGCGGCAAGAGCATCGAAGAAATTAAAGTTGTTTAAAGAACCACTCTGTTCGAATCTTCCACCCGTTGGCTCGTATGAACCATCGTAAAAATTACCTTTTGTATCCCCTGACAGAGTACCTCCTTTAGACATAGATATATTACCCGTGACTTCATTAGTATCTTGATGATAACCTAGAGAGTTAAATAGACCCCCTAATAAACCTACTATACCAGCCGCAGGTCCACCTAACATATGTGCTAAAGTCATTGCTCCAGCCGTAGCACCTGCCCCTATTCTTTCTCCCGGTGACAGTGATTCATCTTTGGCAACTTTCATGGCGGCACTTGCAGGATTACCCGCTATAGCTCCCGTAGCCATATCAACTAAGTTACCACCCCCTAGAAGACCGCCAGCCATATCTCTTAGGCTACCCCACTCAGGATTAGCTTCCCTATCAGGATAGGTTAAGTCACTATGAAATCTTCCCGGCCCACTCTCGTATCCAAATGAGGCTTGTAAACTACTATTGTATGGTACAGCCGTAACTAATCCCTGATAATTAGGCGTATTTAAAGATGTAGTATCAAAACCATACCTTGCTCCCGGTGGAAGACTAGGTAAATCTACTTCTTGAACAACTGGACCAAATTCTTCTGACCCATAACCTAGATTTGGCCTAGAAGAATTAAAATAAGTCTCGTTATCTATTGCGTCTATTAATTCTGCTTTAGCGTTATACGCTGGAATTTCTACAGGATTAGCAATATTATCAACACTCATGCTTTGATTCGAAGGAAATGTCCCAGTGTTTAATGGTATACTAAGGACTGTTTCACCAGTTGGACTGCCTAATTTTTTTTCTGTAAATCTATTTAAAATGTCATTATAAGTTTGATTAACTGATCTACCTATATCTTTTACCCAAGGTCTTACATTAACTTCTCTATTACGGTTTACTACCATAGGTACAGCATTATTGTACTCTGGAGGTGCAGACACATCTTCGTCATAGTTGTAAGTGTCTACTACACCGTCATTGCCTACGTTTATGGGCATACTAACAGCAGTTCTAGGGCTTGGGCTATAAGGTTGCCCTGCGAGCAGAGTGTTTGTAGCATCTCCTATAATATTTCCAAAACGATCATAAGCCATTCCAGCAAGTTCTGGTACTACTCTTCCAAAAAAATCTTTACCAGCTAAAAGTCCTATATCTGCGATTTCTTGTAAGCTTACATTAGGATCATTATATTTACCGATTGTTTTAGGTGGGGCCATTATTTTGATAACTCCATAGTTTTTCTAAATTGAGGTTGTTTTTTAATATACGAAATACTTTTTTTATTAGCCCAACTTGGTCTTATAGCATATTTTGTAAACATAGCCATACCGTCTTCTATATTACCGCCTTTTAAAGCTTTTAATACTTTTTCTTCGTTACCAACTTTGTACCCAGTTGACTTGCCTTTACTCTCTAAGCTTTCCATAAGAAATCTAATTTGATTTTCTCCATTGTCCATCATTTTATTACTTGATAACCATTCTTTATAAAAATCGTGCATACCCTTTACATATTTAGCGTTTCTACCGGGTTTCTTAACTCGATTAGAATATGTTTTGTTTCCTACTTTATGTTGGAAAGATCCCGGTTCCATTTGAATTAACCCTTTGGCAAGACCTCCTATTTGTTTCTGAGCAGGATCAAAAGTATTACCAGTTTCTCTAGCTATAGTTCCTTTAAATATTTGTTGAGCATTTTTGTACTTAGAACTAGGAGCATATTTCTCTACTCTAGACATAATATAAGCAGGTCTATCTTGTGGATCACCTTCTAATACAGCAGGATTAAATTTTTCTGGGGGAAGTAAAGATACAGGAGATACTCTCTCATCTGCACTAAAAGGTACAGGTGGTGGGTTTGGTAATAACCCTCCCATTGAAGCAGGGCTTAAATAACCCGGTATTGGTTTACCTTCGCTCTTTAATTTAGACAGTAACCCTTGTAATAAATCCATTATCCTTTACTCACGTTGATACTTCCCATTAAATTTGCAAAGCTGTTGGGTATACTATTAGCTGTGATACTAACAGGTATTGCCGTGTCCATAGGATTACCCGACACTGCTTGATTTTGATTGGCAATCTGAGCACCTCTGTTCACAGAGTTCTGAGTGGACACGGGTGCAGGAGGTACTGCTCCTTGAGCACTCTGGAGCAACGCCATCATGTTCTGACCTAACTGTTGTTGTGCTACAGCTTGGTCAGGTACTTCTTGTTCTACTACTTGAGTTTCTTCTATCTGACTTCTTTTTACATTAGGAGAATCTATAGGAGGAAGAGATGTGTCAGCTTCGTTCATATAAGCTGAAACAGTAGCGGCTAATAATCCATTTCTACCAGCCATTGTAAAGTTAGCTGAAGTTTTTGCCGCACCTAATGTTTTTTTCATAAAAGGACGCATAGCACTGTCTATTTTTTCAGGAGAAGCTTCACCTTTGGCAAATTTATTTATACTTTTCCACCCTGCTTGCCCCGGAGCAAATGATTTTAAAGTGTACATAAGTGATACAGGTTTTAATGCTCCGACTATAGACATATTTAAAGCACCTCTTATTGCTCCTATAGGTAAACCAGCCGCACTAATAGCACCTGCTGTTGGATCAATGTTAAAAGCACCTTGTATAATATTACCCATTTCCATAATAGGTTTATAGTTTTCTCCCAGTAACTCTTCCAAAGCTTCTTTATTAGTATTATTAGCAGTAACAATGTCTTCTGCCCATGATTTTATAGCTCCATTTTTTCTAGAAGCATCTAAACCACCTGTTTTAAGTAAACGTGAATATATTTGACTATATAATAAATCATTATAAAATTTTGCACCGTCAGGGTCTATTTGTTTGTAACTTCTAAATTCCCTTAAAGCATTAGGTAAACCACCTTCAGTTAAATTATCGCCTAATTTAGACACTCTTTCTATAAATTGTTCTGCTTCTTTATAACTTAAAGCTTGCTGTAATCTTCCTAAACCTTCTGGATTTCCATCAGCAATTTGTTTTAATGCTTTTTTATACTCATCAAATCCTTCATTGTTAAATACTTTTCTAAAAGCTTTTTTATATTTAGATGTAGTTTCACCTTTAGTTTCTAAATCATCAAGCATTTTTAAAGCTTGTTTAGCATTACTTCGTATTTGAGGTAAATTTTCTACGGTTAAATCTGCATTATTTAAATTAAATCTTTGTTTAGTGTACCTCATATATTGTACACCAACTGTAGCTAACAACTCATCTGCATTTTTTACATCAACGCTTTTACCGCCAATTTCGTCCGTACCTTTTAATACTTGATCTAAATCATCTACTAACTGAGTAAACAATCTTTTTTTGTCTCCTGTCATTATTTGTTTAACAAATGTTTCAGGATTTTGTTTAGATGTGTTTTCTAAATTTCTATATATTGATCTTTTTGTAAAAGGAGTTATAAATTTTTTATAAGCGGCATTTACCTCCGCTAAATTAGTACCAAATTCTTTCCCGGCTACTTGATCTAAAGTGTCTATAATAGTTTTATCAGCATTTACTCCTAATCTCATTGTATTAGAATCTATGTTGTTTCCCATTTGTCTTCTAAAACTTCTGCTTAAATCTAATAAATCTTTTGCATTTATGTTATTTAACTCATTAAATTCAGCTTGCCTATCTCTTGCTCTTTTAGCACTTGCTTTAGTAATTTCTCCCTTTACGTTTTCCGTAGCTTTAATTCGTTTTATCCCTAAAACACCATTACGAACTTCTACAATATTGTTTATTCTATTACCTATACCATTATTAGCTTTTACAATAGTTGATAATGCTTCTTCAACACTACCTTCTTGAGCTTTTGCTATTTGATTTACCAAGTTTACTACAGATTGTTTACTAACTGTTTTTTCAGTAAGTCCTTCTAAATTTAACTCACCATACATATCATCAAATTTGCCTTTACCATATACATACTGCCTTTGTATGTTTTTAGTTATTAAGTCAGTAATTTGACTAACATCTAGTTCGCTATTAGCTTTAGCCCCTACATTATTATAAAAGTTGTCAATTTCTTTTTGTGTCTTACCTAATAGACTTAACTCTTTTTTTGTAAGGCTATTTTTCATTAAGTCAACTATTTCTACGGGTGACATACCTTTAATTTGAGCATTTCTATATAGATCATCAAATTTTTGTAAAAATACTAAAGCATCAGCAGGTAGTTTATCTCCTATGTTTTTAGCTCCTATTCCTTCAAGTATAGTTGCAAATTTACCTGATAGGCTTCCTTCATCACCAAGCATATGTTTAATTGTTATGACAGGAACTAAATCCTCTACTTCTTTTGCAGTATATTTACCTGTGGCTGTTAAAGCTTCTACAGCACTAGCTCTAGCTTCTTGCGCTGTATTTGACGTAACAGCTATGCCATTTGTAGTTGTATCTCCCATTTTATTTTTAGCGGCTTGGGATAATTTACCACCTAGTTTACCAGTAAGTTTAAAAGGTAATCCTAAAGCAACAGAAGCGGCTGTAACTACCGCACCTTCTATACCAGCATTAGTATATATTTCTTCTGCCGTTTCTACGTTTTCTCCTTTAGCTTTTTGCCACTCTTCTAGACCAATATTAGCGGCAACATCACCTGCACCTGCTCTTAATGAACTTGCTCTAAGACCACGTGAAACAAGAGGAGACAAAAACCCTCTGGCAAGCACACCAGAACCGGGAACCACTGGTAAAAGTAGTTCTGCTCCTAAAGCTCCTACACCTACTATTGCTTCTGGTATAACATCAGTTAAATCATTTATAGTTGTATCTGTACCATTAACCAACACAGGTTTATCACTTTGTATTCCTCTTCGCGCTAAACCTTCAGGAGTTACGTATAAAAACCCTTGATCGGTGTAGCCCCAGTTACCTTTACCCACTTTGTTATTTAATACAAGTGTTGTTTCTTCTTGATTACCATCAGCAAGTCCTAAAGATAATCTAAGATCATAATCCTGTACTCCTGATGTTATATTATAAGTATCTTCTATATCTTTAGTGTTAAATAAAGTGTTATTAGCTAACCTATTTGATTCTGCTAGTACTTGTTCATCAGACAAGCCATCAGCTAATCTCATTTGTACTCCATCAGACAATGTGTATATTGTAGCCATTAACCAGCCCTTCTACTAACAACCGATTGTTGCGGTCTTTCTTTTTGAATATAAATATCAGGATTTCTTCCGTATTCTTGCCTGAGTATATTACCACTAATTATAGCATCGTTTTCAAACTTGCTTATTAATGTATCTAAACTAAACTTAAATTTATCAGGACTCATTGTAAGTCCACCAGTTTCAGGTAACATTTTATCTATTAACGCTTTATCAGTTTTAGATAGTTCTCTTCCTACAAAAGTAAATTGATCATATAGTTTTGCTCTTATTGCATTTATTTTTTCTTGAGTTGATGTGGAAACATCTATTCCAAATGCTCTACCTATAGAATTAATTGTATTTTCAGCTATTATAAGAGGACCGCCTACACCACCCGGAATAAGTGATTTCATTTTTCTAGCTAAATCTACTGCACTTTTAGCTTTAGTAAATCTGTTTATTTGAGTTACCAGTGTTTTATCTACTTTAGGTCTACCGTCACCAGCCTTGGCTCTGGCAATAGCTTCTTTAGATATTCTTTCAGCTTCATCTGCTTCTACTGCCCTTAAAGCAACTTCACCTTCAGCCATTCCTTGCACATCAGCACCAAAACCAGATTGAAAACTAGGTTTAGCGTACAGACTAGCTTCCATCAATCTACTTAAAACAGGATTGTTAAATATTTTATCCAGAGTACCGTTAAACAAACCTTCTTGATTTTTTTGAGTAGCTACTCTTGTACCTATGTTTAATCCAGATTGCCCCGGTCCATATTTGTCTTGAAATTGTTGATTGTTTAAAAGACCACCGGGAGGACCAGCAGGTGCAGGAGTTACCGTTCTATTATACTCTTTAATAAACTCTGCTTGTTCAGCAGGTGTTCCAACGGAGTTGCCTAAGTTTACCAAAGGAGTATTAGTAGCTACAGCGCGAAGAGCATTTAATGTATTAGTTGGACGGGTTGTGTCCATTGGTTTATTATCTGGATCACTTTCATCTCCCCGGTATATATAATTAATACCGCTACCTAATAGGTTCATTCCAGAATTATACATACTTCTTAAAGGATTACCACGTTCGTTTAAGTATGTTCTTATATCATCAGCAAGGGGTCTATGGAATTTTGTTCCTTTTGTCATAGGCCACGGAGTTACTTGTCTATCAGCCATTATAATATTCCCTTACCAAGTACTTTAGATTTTGCATTTAACTCAGCTAATGCAAGAACCATTTCTGTTAATTCTTTTGCTGTTTTAAGTTCAGTTGAACCTTTATAATCTGCATCACTTACTCTGGCAAATCCTTTTTGACCTGCCGGGTTTTGCCCCTTACTAAGTTTTTGAGTATTTTTTACAGGTTTTACCTTAGAAGAATCTTTGTAAGCTCCCAAAGCTTTAGATATTTTTTTTATATCTTGCTTTTGTTGAATCTCTTTGTACATTTGATCTTTATCAGGATCATACCTGTAGACCCCTTCTGGCATAGTACCTCTACCAGTACCTTCAAACCCTACTGGTATATCTAATTCAGGGTACTCTGTACCGCTTTGCCTACTTTCAGACATTGTTTTATTTAAGGTATTAAAAATTTCACCCATTAGCCAAATCCTCCTTTGAGAAGTCCACCAACTTGCATTGCAGTCTGAAAAGGACTAGTACCCGGAAATGCTTGCCCTTGTGTACCTTGTGCAGAACTTTGATAAGCGGTGCTTGTACCAAGACCAGCAAGACTACCAAGCATATTAGCATAGTTAATAGCTTGTTTACGTTGAGCTTCCTGCTCTTGCTGTGCTAATCTAGCGGCATCTGCAAGTGCGGCTTGTGTATAACCTTCTTGAGCTTTGCCTATACCTTCTTGAATAGTAAAAGGCAATGCAGACTGTTGAGCTACTTGCTGTGCATAAGCTGGTAATTGGTTCATAGCGGCAGATTGTCTTGTTTCCGCACCTTGCAACGCTTGATACATTCCTGTTCTCGTTGTCTCTTCTCTTTGTTTACGTTGTAGCTCCTGTAGTTCAGCTAGGGCAGTAGAACCTACTCCAAATTGACCAGCATTAATAGCCTGTTCTTGAGCAGTCTGCTTGTCTCTTTCAGTCATAGCTCTTGCTTGATCTGCTATTGTTCCTATTTGTGCTTGGTACAATGGGTCAGCTAAAGGGTCTTGAGTAGCTCTACCTACTTGTTGTTGATAAGCTTGCTGAAGGCTTTGTGGTATACCCATACCACCTTGATCTACACTTGTACCAAATTGGTTAGCCAGTTGACCATAACCAGCTAAGGCATCTTGCGTTGCCTGTGATTGACCGGGGGTTAAAGCACCAGTGTACAAAGCCGGGTCTTGTGTAAAAACTTCTTCTAAAGCAGGTAAGTAACTTTTAATATAAGGCTCTACCTCTCCATAAGGTTTAACTTCACTAGAACCTGCAACCCTTTGTGATTGAGGTACAGTAACTACCGTTGGCTTTGATTTAAAAACACTTCCCATAACTATATCCTTTTAAAAATTGTTGAGCTACTGGGTGAATACCCTAGAGGTTTCATTACCTTTGCCCAACCTTTTCTCCCTATCATTTGAAAATTAGTATACCCTAAACTTTTATAGTGTTCTTCCACTTTAGGTAAAGCGTATTTAAAGTGAAACTTGCCGCTTATTGCTTCAAAGTTAATTACATCTGCTCTGGGATAAGCGATAATGCCCACAACAAAACATCCTACAATTTCATTTTTTTCGTTGGTAGAAATCCATAAATCAGACACAGAGTTTATAACTCTTTTGGCTATGTCTTCTGTATCTATTAAATCTCTATTACCTTTGGACACTGATTTGTCAAGTAAGTGCCAGCATTGACTAACCAGTAAAATTTTATACTTATATTTACTATTTATTTTACTATAGCTTAACCCACGCTCCGCTGGAATTGTAAAAATAAATGCCTTCTCCTGATCCGGGATTCCATCCTGTTCCGTCTGCATATCTTATATCACCTTGTGCTGGTTTAGTTGGGGCAGAGTATATTACGTCTAAGTGACCATCTTGTATAGCGTCTAATACACCCTTAATTGCAAATAAATTATTGTCTACTATAGTAGGAAGTTCTTCAGGATTAGGCGTGGTAGTTTCTGGTGCATACCTTAAAAACTCTTTTGCCATTATCTATCCGATACTACTTCAGACTCTACGGAGTACCCTGACATATTAAATTGATTACCAGTTGTATTTTCAACTTTAATAGCTAAGTATCTTCCACGTAGTCTACAATCTATCTCACTATCTGTACCAATGTTAAAAGACACTGGATCAGAGTAAGACACCCCCTCATTAGGCTTTAGTTCAGCCCC